ATTCACCCGACTGGGTTACGGAATGCTATTTCACCGGCCAGCAGCCGCAGACGCGGAAATAGTATCCGCTGTTCATGCTGCCGCTGATCGTGACCTTGCCGCCAGAGTCGAAGGACAAGGCTCCATGCTGCCCGTTCACACCTTCCAGCAGTATCGCGCCTTCATCCTCCGGCAGGAAACCGGCGTCCATCGTCTCATTCACGGTCTGGCCGTTGGAATTGATGTCGGATGTGAAGGACGTGTTGCCAAAAGCGAACGCCATCATGCCGACTTTGGCGATATGTACCGTCATGCCGTAAGGCCCATGCCAGATCTGCCGATCAAGGGTTACGGAATGCTATCAGCAGGTCAATATGAGTTTCTGCCATGCTTTCTGCATGTCCTTGAGGACGCTCAGATCAGGCTTGAGGTAATACCGTGCGGTGGTTTGGATGTCGGAATGCCCGAGCTGTCGTGCGACCACACTGATGTCGGTTCCGGCCTTGATCGCCAACGTGCCGAACGTATGGCGCAGGTTGCGTGGAGGCACGCAGGGCAGTTTCATGCGCTTGCACCAACTGCGGTAGTGGTTCGCCACTTGGTTCGCGTTCAGACTGCCGACCAGCCGTCCGGTCTTCGTGCCGTGACGTAGTTCCGCCAATCGTTTGACCGCGAACCGTGGCAATGCGACGGTACGTCGGCTCAGATCGGTCTTCGGTTCGGTGACGGTCTCATGGCCCGCCACCCACTGCACCGACCTTTTCACCGTGACGGTGCCGCGACGCAAATCCAAGTCGGCCCATTCCACGCCGACCGACTCGCAGCGGCGCAATCCCGCGCATACGGACACCAATAGCCACGCTTCGAGCGGGTGCCCGTAGAAGCCTTTCAACAGTCTGCGTACTTCCGGCGCGGACAGTACTTGCGGCTCGTAGTGGCGTAGGTGCGGCAGGCGTATCTCCCTTCTGGTCACGTCATTGTCGGCCAAACCGCGTTTGAACGCGAGTCGCAGTATCGCGCGGAACACCGCGTAGGCCTTGCGTGCCGCTCCCGGCTTGTCGAAGGAGTCCAACCATGATTCGATATCCGCCACGCCGATCTCGTCCATGTCCCTTCCGCTCCATTGCGGGAGGATATGGCAATTCAGGGCGCTTTCGTAGCCCACTCTTGTGCATTCACGGAGCCTCGCGCAGGACGGCCACCAGACATCATCCACGAACGTTCCCAACAGCATTCTTCTCACCTTTCACCTCGTGAAAACCCACAGTCGACATCGTTCCGGCGAAACGTTCCGACCTGTGGGTTTTCCACCCGTTTTTCAAACCACTGTCCTAAAGGAGGATACGGATGACCAAGATCAATTTCGACTTCGGCAAACCCAGTGCCGGCGGCATCGCCGACCTGTCCAACGCCACCGTGAGCGTAATTCCAACCGAACGCTTCCGCAACGACTCACGCATCGTCGTGCGGGAAGGCTTCGAAGTCGCACTCGACGCGAAAGGCAAGGCGACCGTGACGGTTCCACCGACCGACAACACCTTCTGCTACGAGGTCACCGTCGGACTGGACACGGACCTGTGGAAGTTCCGACGCTACGTGACCGTGCCTGACAGTACGACGGCCGTGGAGTTCGCGGACCTGGTCGATGTGGATTCGGATACTTTGGCTCCTGCGCTTAACAATGGTGTGGCCTTGACCTACCTGCTGGCGTCCAGCTTGCAGGAGGCGCAGGCCATGTCGAAGGCGAATCCGGGTCAGATGGTGTTTTATCCGGAGGGTCAGGCTAAGACGGTGGCTTCTCAGATTCTGGAGGATCTGACCGGTGCTCGTGCCGTGGTGGAGTCGCAGTCGGCTGCGGCTGCTCAGGCGGCTAATGCGGCGCAGGCTTCGGCTGCCGGTGCGCAGGAGGCGAGCGTGCAGGCTGCGGATGCCGCTCAGGCCGCGTCCGACGCTTCACAGGCCGCCAGCGCGCAGGTGACGGCGGTGGCCGACAGCATCACCGAGTCGAAAACGGTCGTGGAATCCCATGCGAATGAGGCTCTGACGGCGATTGACGAGGCGGTGAAGAGCGTGAAGGATAAGGCGTCCGACGTGACCGTCGAGGACAAGGCCAAGGATAAGACTCCGGCTGACGCCACCGCAGACACCACCTCTCAGGAGGCCTGACAATGGGCGTGCTTTTAAACGGCGTGAGAGTGGACGAACCCGTCATCGGCGTGGACGGCCAGCCGGTCTTCTGGAACGCTCTCTACAACGGTGTGCAGGTATGGCCGCCAGCCGCCGAAACACTCGTGGACGTGTGGCTCAAACCGGTGGATTTCACGGCTCAGGCGCTCTATGCCGACCATCCGGAAGTCAAGGTGGCCGCGCAGAAGGTCTTCGCGGACGGTCACATCGAGGACGCATCCTTGACGCTTTCCACGGCGGATACCACCGTGGCGAGCATCACTGATGGCACGGTGAGATTCGTTTCCGATTCGTCGAATTTCCTTACCGTGCTCAAGCAGGATGCGTTCAACCCGTGTCACGTGTCGATTGCCGAAGGCGGCAAGACGTTGGGTGCCAAGCAGATCCTCGTCCAGCCTGACAAGCCGGCGACGGCTCCGGTCGGCAGCCTGTGGTGCCGCACCGAAAAACTCCACAACGGCCTCAAGTATTACACGGGCGCGGTCGGCGAGGATGCGAACGTCATGTGCTTCCTGCTCGACCGTGTCCGCGAGGTGTGGCGCAGGGAATGGGACGATTGGAAGCTTTTGACCGGAAAGGAATTGGAGAATCATGCAGAGGATTAACTTGTATCCGTCACCATTGACGCCATTAGTCAATGATGGGACAGGCGACGTCACGAACGGCGATCATGATGTCGTAATCGACAATCTTGAGGCTGGCACTTATGTTTTCGCGGCTGACATTCAAAACAGTGGGACTCAAACCGGCATTAATGTAATGTTGTTCGATTCTGGCTGGAACCCCCTTTTCTCTTCCGACAAGATTGGTCACGTCCAGACGACTTTCACACTCAAAAAGCCAGACCGCGTTCGCATTCGGGCATTCCAGACCGGTGTGACAATCAGCAATGTCATCGTGGAACGCGCCGACACGTACGCTCTCACTTCGGGGGGGGGGGCTTCCAAGCTTCTTCACCAAGGACACGGCAGCATACTGACCTCAAGGCCGGTGGTCGGCGATGATCGTGCGGAATCCGGCGAAAACCACCAAGACCATCCTGTCGAACGGCAATTCATTCCCCGGCACCGTGGAAGGGCAGACCTACACGGCGACCGAGGACAATCAGCTCTTGCGGTTGTGGGGCAACATCGTCCTTCCACCGCTGGCGGGCGGATACATATGTTCGGCTGTCATCGAGGATGTGCAGGGGCGTGTGGAGCCGACGAGCGACGGTGTCACGTTCAGCGGCGGTCTGGCGATCACGGAGAACAAAAACCTGTGGTCCAAAGGATTGCTCATGGGCGCCGGTGCGAAGGTCCTGCTCGCATGCCGAGGAATCTTCTCGGACGACGATTGGACTGTCCTCCAGGCGGTCGGCGTCAACTGCTTCGACAAGGATACGGCAATCTACTAGCCCTCGGTTTGGGGGTGGCCGCGTGAGGATCAGGAATCTCGCCAAATACCCCAAAACGCAGAAGAAAATGACGGTCTGGGGTAACTGTGCCGTCACCGAAAACGATGACGGCACGTGGACATACAGCCCCAACAGCAAGCCGACCAGTTTCGGCACCATAGTCGATCCGAAGACTACGGGCAACATTTTCATCATCGAGTCCGCAAAAGGTGATCTCTTTGCACTCAGCACGGAAAGCGCGGATTTCCCTGTAGTCGGCACCGTGCGCGACCGGTATCGCGTCTATCGGATCAGCGGAACAAAATGCGTCATCCAATATCACAGCACTACCCCGTGGAATCCGGTCGGGGTCGCTGTCTGTGATCCGGCTGCATACGACCTGCTGATCGATGCCGGCCTACCGCTCGTGTTCGCCGCCACCGACCACCCGTATTAACCAATATCATGCCCCGCCACGTGCGGGGCTTTTCCATAAAGGAGATGTAATGTGCTGCAAAATTTTCTAGCGGGTTTCGGTGGGGTGGGTGGCGCGTGCGCGCTCATCACGCTCGGACTTAAAGTCTGGCCGGGCGCTTTGGACGCGTTGGCGACCGGCCTGTACTCGCATGTGCGGCCGGAACGGTTGCCATACGATTCGCCGCTTTCGCAGCATTTCGCCAAGACCCGGCAGCTTGGCGAGCGTACTGAGAAATTCGATGACCGTATGGACGAACTCTGCCGCGACACGATCAAAAACACGATCATCAGCCTGATCTACGGCGACCAGTCGCACGACCATTCAGAGGCCGTCAGATACGAATTGGCCAAGCTTGAGAAATTGGACGCGCAATGCTGGATAGTCAACGCAGCCGAAAAATATTTGGAGGACCGGCAGTGACGGCCAGCATGCTCGCTTTGACGTCCGCTGCCGCCGTGTTCGTCGCGCTGCTGCTTGCGGTGGCGTGGCTGTTGTGGTGCGGCCATGACGTGCCGGTATGGCTCACCTGTGTTACGACGCTGCTTTTGGCCGCGTTCACGATCGTCTGCGTCGTCCTGCTCATGCTGCCGCTCCTGCGACTGCTGGAGATGGCCGTCATGATATGGACGCTCACCTTCACATAAAACCATCAAATAAAGGAGGAAAACACATATGAAATCATGGGAGAATCTGGAAGCTGACGAGAATCTCATCCTCTCCACCCACATGACCAAGGGACGCCAGGGATGCAAGGTCGACAAGATCGTCGTGCATCATAATGGCGGCAACCTGCCCGGCAAGGGCTGCTACGACGTGTGGCAGACCCGTGAGGCTTCCGCGCACTATCAGGTGGCGGCTGACGGCAGGATCACGCAGCTCGTCTGGGATACGGACACCGCCTGGCATGCGGGTGATTGGAATGCGAACCTCACGTCCATCGGCGTGGAACATGCCGACATTTCGGCCGACCCGTGGATGTTGAGCGAGGCGACGTTGGACAACGGTGCGCATCTGGTGGCCGCGCTCTGCAAGCGTTACGGCCTCGGCAGACCACAGTGGCGCGTCAACGTTTTCCCGCACTCCGACTTCACATCCACCAGCTGCCCGGCATCCATCGCCGGAAGCCAGAACGCGGACTACATGGCTCGCGCCCAGGCATGGTATGACAGGATGACCGGCGCGACTGCGCCGACGCCAACCGTCCAGCCGACGCAGCCCGCCACGGCATCGTCCGCCGCAAACGTGCTGCAGGGCACGTACCGTGTGGCCGTGGACGGGCTCAACGTGCGCGACCGTCCGAGCGTTTCCGGCAATGTGGTCGCCACCTATTCCAACGGACAGACCGTGAACCTCGACCATTGGGTCACCGTCGCGGACGGCTACATCTGGGGCCGTTACACGGCGTATTCCGGCGCCATCCGCTACATCGCGCTGGCTCCCGCGGACAAGTCAACCTGGTATCTCGTCAAAGCCTAGAAAGGAAAGGTGGAATTAAATGGCTGAACATGCAGGAAAGAACACTCTGGAGACAACCATCGCCAATCTCACCGACGAGCGCGAGGACGGCACCGACGACGTGCAGTCCGACAGTGCGTATACTCCGGTTTTCAGCAAGCAGGTTCGCACCGTCGTCTACGTGTTGGGCCTGATCGCTTCGTGCGTCGGCCTTGGCTTCATGACGTTCGGTGATGCGGCTGTCGGCGGCTACATTTCGACCGTGGCCGGCTTCATCGCCAGCGGGCTTGGCGTCGCCTACAACCCGCTGCGCAACGCCTGACAGTTTAATTTTCGGGTGTGGAAAAATTTGCGGCACGGTAGCGTCCGTGGAATTTTTTACACCCGTTTTCTAACATTTGCCCCTCCCTCAGCTGATGCTGGGGGAGGGGCGTTTCTGCGTTTGACATATTGGTGTTTTGGACTTTGTCGTATTCGTGGATATAGTAAAGGTACGGCTTTAACCCATGCCCTTCTTCCGTCCGGGAGGCTGGGCCGAAGCTAAAGCTTTACCGCGCAGGAGTCTTCTGCCGTGGCGTTCATGCCGTTGTCGTCGTCGGCCACGTTAGGAGCGCCTAGCCCTGGGGGCGGGCAAAGCGGTCTTAGGGCCGAGTCCCCCGTAGACCCGTTGCGAGCCGGGTCGCCGAGCAGAGGGCAATATAAACATGGATTCCCAATGCGGGGCCGGAAGGGAAGTTCGCGCCTTTCCGGCTTTTTATTTTTTGAGAGGGTGGTGGCGGTGCGAAAAGACGCGTCGGACGTCGTTTCCATTATCCCTTTGGCGAGGATTTATCAACAGAATTTTCTTGACCGTCACATGATCCTGGATTTCGGTGGAGTCTCATTGGACGTGTGCTGGAGAAAGCGGCACTTCATGCACCTATGTGGATTGGATTGCACCGTCCCGCAGCGCATGTACCGTTCCGGAGGGCGGGTTGTCAAATCTGAGGTATTCTTCGATGCGTTGCTTGACGGTAGGACGAAGGAATTAAAACCGGTGCATGGTCATAACGTCGGCATCACGCGTGACAAGTTGTCTGTCCTGCCGAGACTTCTCGAAAGTCCGGACGGTATCGAAGGGATGGTCGAATCGGCCTCGCGTGATTATGATTTCTTTTTTGGTTCGGAACTGTGGTGTGCTGGAATCACGGCGTCCGATGAGCAACCGGTCGATCCTGATGCGGGAGTGTATGCCGCTCGTACGCTGCGCAGCATCAGCATTATGAGCCGTAGCGTCAGGGCTGCCGGCTCCGTCCTCCGACGGCTTGACGGGTGCAGAATCATTCCGCCGAGACTCGATTGACTAGGTAGAGTGAATGTCGGCCCTGTCTCAAAACTTGGATATAGCCCTTCTCCCCACCGCATGGTTGGAAGAAGGGCGTTTTCTTGTTATTCGGTTTTGTTTTTGCGTGGCCTTCCTCCGCCGATGCCTCGGCCGGGGCGGCTGGCGTTCCACCGGTCGATGGTGTCCTCGCGCCAGCCTCTGGCCTTGCCGACGACCACGTCCGGCTCGGGCAGCCTGTAGCGTGCCAGCGCACCTTTGGTGATTCCGAGGCGTTCGGCCACCTCGGTCATGCTCAGATAGCGTTCAGTCATCCTTGCCGCCCCGTCTGTCCATGATGAGCGTGGCGATGCACCAGATGCCCGCCGCGAGTCCGAACAATCCGGCCTGCCATGGTTTTCCCGCGAAGCCTAGCGTGGCCGACAGCAGGCTGCATGTGATGCCGCAGACGGCGAATATGGTGCTTGTTTTCATGATGGCCATGAAATAGGATGGAACCGGGGTTCCGGGCACTAGGTCTGCTCGGAACCCTTTCGTCATCTCTTATGGCGTGGTCTGCGCCGTATCGAGATGACGAGCGCCGCCAGTGCGATGATGTTGCTCACCACCGAGCTGATGGCGGTCACGATGTCCGTCCATTTCATGCTCACCTCCTTTCCGTTGACATAACTATTATAACAAAGTATGTAAAGTATTGCAAGCCGAAACACAAAAAACAGAGAAAAAATCAACGGATTGATAGACTTGATGCACGCAAACGAAGGGGCGAGCATGGCCTACACAATCCGCCAATATGAGACCAAAGCCGGAAAAAGATACGAAGTCAGATACCGCAAACCGGACGGCATGCCCACAGGCAAAAGAGGATTCCGCCGCAAGATGGACGCGGAAGCGTGGGGCGACCAGCATGTCAATGCTGCCAAAAGGGACGGCAGCTTCGTAGACCAGTCGGCTGGCCGCGCCCTCGTCAGTGAGGTCTTCGAGGAATGGATGGACTCACGCCGTCCGATCCTCAAACCGAACACCATCCGCACCGACGAAATCACCTGGAAGACTCATGTGGAGCCGGAATACGCGGCACGGCAGATAGGCTCCATCACACACCGTGAATTGCAGGCCTTTGTCAGCGGCAAGGCGGAAAAACTGGCGCCATCCACGGTGCTCAAGATCGTCGGCGTGCTCAAAGGAATCTGCGATCTCGCCGTCAAGGACAGGCTCATCGCCAAAGCGCCGACCGACGAACTGGCATTGCCCAGGCGCGAGGGCAGGAGACTGCACCGGTATCTGACCATCGAGCAACTGCTGGCCGTCGCGGACGAGGCAGGCAGGGCGCGTATCCAGCCGACTGACCGTAAGGCGCTCGTGCTGGTGCTTGGACTGTGCGGCCTGCGTTGGGGCGAGATGTGCGGCTTGAGGGTGGAGGACGTGGACTATGGACGCCGCCGAATACACGTCAGGCGGAATGTGACGCGCATCGGCAGCGAATGGTCGGAGACCTCGCCGAAGTCGCATGAGATGCGCGACGTGCCCATGCCATCCATAGTCGGCGAGGCGCTGCTTCCCGTGCTGGCCGGCAAGCGTGAATCCGATTGGGTTTTCCGTGACCATCTTGGACGTCCGCCGCGCAACCAGTCTGCCGCGGGGGCGAAATCGAACCGCACGTGGTTCGTCAGTGCGTGCAGGAGGGCGGGCGTGGAGCCGTTGCCGCCGCATGACCTGCGGCATACCGCCGCTTCCATCGCGGTGCATGCCGGCGCGAACATCAAGGCGCTGCAGCGCATGCTTGGCCATAAGAGCGCGGCCATGACTTTGGACGTCTACGCCGATCTGTTCGACTCGGATCTGGATGATGTGGCGCGCACCATCGACGCCGCCGTGCAGGTCGCTTCGCGGGATGTGGGCAAAATGTGGGCACATGATGACGCGGTGCAGGTGCGGAGTGTTTGAATCGTTGGAATCTCAAGGATTCCGGGAAGTGGGCGATAAGGGACTCGAACCCTTTATGCTCGGTTTTTCATATCGTTGTTATTCCGCCGTTTTCCCAGTGTTTCCAACGGTTCCCGCATGGTTCGCATATCACTCCAATTCACTGCAATTCACTGCAATTACCGGAAAAGCGTGGGCAAAATGTGGGCACGGATGGGCGTGGCTCACCAGACCATCGGCAGGTTGAGGCATTGGCGCGCCCACCGTTCCACCGCCAGATTCTCCTCGTCGTCGCCAAGCAGCAGCAGGAAGCCCGCGTTCTTGCCGAGCGAAGCGGGTTCCAGCTTCTTGATCACGCCACGCTCCTGAAGCCATACGGCGGCGTCGCTGAATTGCTTCTTTGCGTTGAGTTCGCGCTTGCGCATGATTTTGTCGGCGTCTTCGCTCATGGCTTGCTCCGGAGTGAGCATCACCATTCCATGATCGTCGGAGAATGAGCGCCAGCCGAGCGTGTAGTAGCGGCATGGCGCGTTGACCTTGCGCAGCTTCTCAGGTGGCTGGTTGCGTTCTCGGTCCCAGTCGTAGGTTTGGTCGCACATGTATGCGAGTACGAGTTGCGCCATGGCGTAGACTCCGATGTTGTCGCCTCGCTGGTAGGCGAGGCGTCCTTTGCTGGCGAGCTCGTAGAAGGCGTCGGTGTTCTTGTATCCCATTGGTTTCATCGTCTTTCCCTCCATGCCTCGCTGTATTCTGGTGCACGGAGAATCATCCTAGGTTTTCCCCGCCCGCGTGGTTCTGACCAACCGCGCGGGCTTTTATTTAATGTTTTGAACTATAGCACCACTCAAGTGTATAATCAAATTTATACAACGAATATAACGAAAGTAACAGAAAACCGTTGCTGCGGTATTACCCACGTTATACATATACAAGACGTACTAGTTATCAACATTCTTTTTATAAGGCAGCAATATAAAAAAGCCCCACAAATGTGGGGCAAATGGAAGAGAGCGTCACTGCTTGGTGAACGTGCCGCAATTCTGGAGCTTGAACTGCTGCCCATCGCTCACCGTCACCTGCGGATAGCCACCGCCAGGAATATCGTTCTGCACGATGTCGTCGCCTACGGAGATCTCCCAGTAACAGCGGTCCGTCACGGAATTGTTTGCGCGATACGTTCCGGCGTCGATGTCCTTGCCGACCTGCCACACGCCATCGGAGGCGCTGGTCCTCTTGGCGTTGTCGACCTGACCGGTCAACGATTCGATTTGCGCCTGCAGATTGTCCCGCGTGGCCTCCATCTTCTTTATGTCGGCCTTCATGCCGTCAGCCTTGTCTATCGTCTCCGTCGCAGTGTCGTAATCATCCGAGAGCGAGTTGTATTCGTCCACAAGCTTGTTGTATTCGTCTATCAGCTTCGAATAGTCGGCATTGTCGGCTTCGATCGTCTCGGCGGCTTCCTTGACCGCGGCGGAATGGACGCTGGCGGCATAGGTGGCCGCTCCGACGGCCAACGCCACTGCGCATACGGCGGCGATGCCGGAGCAGACCGCCGACTTCACTTTCACGTCCTTGCCGAGCCATGCCTTGAGCTTGACCAGCATCGCATTGTTCTGTCTGATTCTCATTGGTTCCTTCTCTCTTTCCGTCAAACAAGGGGGATGCAGTCGATTCTACGCCGATGCGAGCGTGCTCCGGTAATCCTCCAACACCTGCGTGGTCACGTTGAGTTCGTCCGCGATCTGCCATTCGTACTCGTACATGCGTTCGAGTAGTGCGAGCTCGGCGGGGTTGACGAGAGTGAGGGCCGTCTGCGTTCGCGCCCGTCGCTCCAGTTTCGAACTGTTGTTCGAACAGCCGGTGTCGCCATGCCTCCAATGCAATAGCTCGTGCACCAGCGTGCAACGTTTCGCCGTGTACGTGAGCCTGCGGTCGATCAGTATCACCTCGGTCGCGGCGTCGTAGCAGCCCCATAGTCCGTCCGGCAGGATGGCGCTGGATACGGTGACGGGCAGTCCGATAATCGCGCGGCGCATGGCGCCGTAGGTCATGCGCCGGTCGATCGGCAGGTCAGGCAGGCTCGTCGTAATCCGGCCCAGCCTCTCCATTGATGGCCTCCTGCTTGCCCTCTGTGTTATAGGCGGCAAGACCATAACCGCCTGCCTGCGCTTTCCTCTCGGCGGCTTCGACCGCATGGCGTTTGGAGTCCATCACGATGTCTCCGATGGATACGCCGGTCACTTCGCTGATGCGTTCCAGGTCACTCAGGTTGAGCGGGCGCGTGAAGTTCTGCCGTTTGTACCAGTAGTCCTCGCCGAAACCGCAGGCCTTGGTGAATTCCTTGATGGTCATGCCGCTTTGCTTTTGGAGTCTGACGCACTCTCGCATGACCTGTTTTGCGAATGTGGTCACTTCGTTTGCTTTCATACCCATGCCTCCAGTATAGCCAATTACGTAGTCATTGTGTGCAAATTGTAAAGAACTATGCAAATTCATAGTATAAATCTACGAATTTGCATAGATTAAAAACGTCGAAAGGAAAAACGAGATGTTGAGCACCAAAAAGACCAAGACCCCCGACCACTACCCGTGCGGCCACATGCGCGGCCCCGGCTGGCACGACTGGAGAGCCTGCCTCACCAAGCAGGGAGTCGAGGAGGATGAATGGCCGGTCTGACGGAAACAGCCACCAGAAACCTCAAAGCGGAACTCGCAAGACACGACAAGACACCGAAAGACCTAGCAAAAGCATGGGGCCTCGAAATCAGAGCCGTAAACAACAGGCTCAAAGGCC